TGAATCGCCCTGGAAATCCCGGAGGCTCCTGACCTTGGAAACGAGGATGCAGGTATGCCGAAGGAACAGTCGCCAGGTAAGCCCACGACGCGCCGGTACAGCCCCGAGGAGAAGGCCGCAGCGGTACGGATGGTTCGGACGTTAAGGGCTGAGCTGGGTACCGACCAGGGCACCGTGTCGCGGGTAGCTCGCCAGCTCGGCTACGGGGTGGAATCGGTGCGGTCCTGGGTTCGTCAGTCCGACATCGACGAGGGTTTGGCGCCGGGGGTGTGCACTACGGAGTCGAAGAGGGTCAAAGAACTCGAGCAGGAGAACCGAGAACTTAAGCGCGCCAACGAAATTCTGAAACGAGCGGCAAGTTTCTTCGGGGCGGAGCTCGACCGCCAACACCGAAAGTAGTCGCTTTCATCGACGCTAATCGCGAGGAGTTCGGAGTCGAGCCCATCTGCACCGTCCTGCACACCGCAGGGGTATCGGTGGCCCCGAGCACCTACTACGACACCAAGGCACGCCCGCCGTCGCAGCGGGCGTGCCGCGACGCCGTGCTGGGTCCGGCCCTGGTGCAGCTGTGGGAGGACAACTACCGCGTCTACGGGGCCCGCAAGCTCTGGAAAGCCGCCCGTAGGGCAGGCCACGACGTGGGCCGCGACCAGGTGGCCCGCCTGATGCGGGCAGCCGGGATCTGCGGGGCGCGGCGCGGGAAACGGGTGCGCACCACCACACCAGATCCGGGAGCGGGCCGGCACCCGGATCTGGTCAAGCGCAAGTTCACCGCAACGGCGCCCAATGTGCTGTGGGTGACCGATCTGACGTTCGTGCCGACGTGGGCCGGGGTGGCCTACGTCTGCTTCATCACCGATGTGTTCAGCCGCATGATCGTGGGCTGGCGCGTGGCCGGCCATATGCGGACCACAATGGTGCTCGACGCCATCGAAATGGCGCGATGGTCGCGCGGAAATATGTTGCTGCACTTGGTATGTCACTCCGATGCGGGATCTCAATTCACCTCCATTCGCTACGGTGAGCGACTGGCCGAGATCGGCGCCGTCCCTTCGATCGGGACGGTCGGGGATAGCTTCGATAATGCGCTGGCGGAGACGGTGAACGGCTACTACAAGTCCGAATTGATCTACGGACCGGCCCGCACCGGTCCATGGAAGACCATCGAGGACGTCGAGCTCGCGACCCTGGGATGGGTCCACTGGCACAACACCAACCGGCTGCATGGCTACCTCGGCGACCTACCCCCGGCAGAGTTCGAAGCCGCGTTCTACGATGCCCAACGGACCGACCAGACCCTGGTCGAAATCCAATAGCCCGAGCCTCCGGGATTTCCAGGGCGATTCATTCAGCGTGGAGCCATTGAGGTCCGTAAGGGGCTGGCGAAAACCGAGCTCGCCGCTTGGATATCGGGTTGCGAGCTGCACCCCGAGGCTCCGGTTCGGTGCGACGGGTTCGACGCCAGCGGCAATCCGGTCGGCCGGCCCGTGGAGTCGCCCGTCATTCCGATGATGGCGGTCACCGAGGAGCAGGTGGAAGAGCTCGCGTACGGCGTGCTCAAGTATGTGCTCGAAAATGGGCCTGACGCGGAACTGTTCGTGATCACTAAAGAGAAGATCATCCGAAAGGGCTGGAACGGAACCGAAGACGGCTTTGTCGTCGCGGTATCCAACGCCCCCGGATCCCGAGACGGTGCACGAACCACCTTCCAGCACTTCGATGAACCACACCGATTGTTCATGCAGCGGATGCGGGACGCGCACGAAACGATGCTCCAGAACATGCCGAAGCGGCCCCTCGAGGATCCGTGGACGCTGTACACCTCCACCGCGGGCCAGCCGGGGCAGAACAGCATCGAAGAGGATGTTCTCGCCGAAGCGGAAGCTATCGACAAAGGTGAGGTTGACGACCCCAGCCTGTTCTTCTTCCGCCGATGGGCCGGCGACGAGCACCGCGACCTATCCACTGTGGAGAACCGGATCGCAGCCGTCGCAGACGCCACCGGCCCCGTAGGGGAGTGGGGCGTCGGCCAGTTTGAGCGGATCGCAAAGGACTACGACCGCAAGGGCATCGACAAAGCCTACTGGGAACGGGTGTGGCTGAATCGGTGGCGCAAATCTGGCTACCAAGCGTTCGACATGCTCAAAGTCGAATCCCTGCGCTTCGAGGACGAAGACAAACCGTGGGGTCCGATACCGGACGCCGCGTTCGTCACCGCAGGGTTTGACGGCGCGAGGTTCCGTGACGCCACTGCACTCACCATCACGGATATCGAGACCGGACGGCAGATGCTTTTGGGCTGCTGGGAGCGCCCTGAAAACGCTGAGGACTGGGAAATCCCAGAGGATGAGGTCACGGACCTAGTCACGGACATGATGTCCCGGTATGAGGTGTGGCGCATGTACTGCGACCCGCCCCACTGGACAGAAACCGTTGCTTCATGGGCGGCCCGATTCCCCGATCAAGTTGTCGAGTGGTTCACCCAACGCAAAACGCCTATGGCCGCCGCGGTTAGGGCGTATGTCGAGGCTATCGATTCCGGGATTGTCACTTATGGCGAAAACGCCTGGCAAGAGACGCTGATCAAGCATATGGGAAACGCTGGCAGACACGAGTTGAAGCTCCTTGACGACCAGGGAGCGCCGCTGTGGATCCTCCAGAAGCAAGACGGGCGCCTCGAGGACAAGTTCGACGCAGCAATGTCCGCGGTCCTGTCCTGGACAGCCTGTGTCGATGCTCGACGATCCGGGGCTAAGCCGCGGCCGAAATCTTATGTGCCGAGGCGCATCTACTAAATGACAGAAGGGAGTCCCATGGCGTCTACACCAGAAGAATGGCTCCCCATCCTGACCAAGCGCATCGACGACAACATGCCGCGAGTCCGGCTCCTGGACCGGTATGTGTCCGGCGACGCACCGCTACCGGAGCAGTCGAAGAACACGAAAGCATCCTGGAAAGCGTTCCAGAAGATGTCCCGCACCAACTGGGGCATGCTGATACGAGACTCAGTTTCTGATCGCATCGTGCCGAACGGAATCACAGTCGACGGGTCCGCGGACTCGGAGACTGCTAAGCAGGCGCAACGCATCTACCGCGACAACCGCATGGATGCCGTTGTGCGGCAGTGGCTCGACTACGGGCTGACCTTCCGCGATTCATACCTGACTTGCTGGCAGGGAAATGACGGCCAGGCAATAATCACCGCCGATTCCCCCGAAACCATGTACGCCGCAGTAGATCCCCTGCAGCCTTGGCGAGTGCGTGCCGCGATCCGCTACTGGCGCGACATAGACGAAGAGAAAGACTTTGCGTTCGTTTGGGTGAACGGTGCGCGCCAGAAGTTCTCACGCCCCTGCTACGTGCAGAACTGAATCGCCCTGGAAATCCCGGAGGCTCCTGACCTTGGAAACGAGGATGCAGGTATGCCGAAGGAACAGTCGCCAGGTAAGCCCACGACGCGCCGGTA